CTCCTATAGTTGATGCCTATGCCCCTCCGAAGAGAGCACCAACTGGCCAGGCCAGGAGACTATTGCGCTGCCGCTGCTGCACTACCAGCAGTACTCATTGAGCACGCTCGGAGTCGTTCGGTAAACGACTAAAAGGAAAAGCTACATGTAATTGTTTTTGCACGATATTGTGGTGGGTTCACAGCCCGGTCCACGCAGTTCGTGTGTTTATGGTTTTTGTTGTGAAAGAATGCAATATGAAAGTGATTTTTATAGTTTTTGTCTCGGTTGAGCCAATCATGAGTGGCTTCCGTGGAGATTATACGATGACAGGACTGACCACGATCTTATAGATCGCGAGTTGCCAGGCGGTGGCAACTGATGGGTCGTTAGCGGCTTGAAGGCCACTAATATTTCCCAACGCGTTGGTGTAAAACGTGTGCATAGATCGCACACCATTATTAACACCACCCATAGCGAGGGAACCACCAGATGGTGAGAGTGTGCCAGTGTTGCCACTGGTGGACCATACGTAGAGGTATCGCCCTGGTTGATTTTGAGTGACTGTTGTGTCGGAAATTACAACTTGGTTTGGTGCGCCACTATTGAACACTGCACCTGCAAACAAAGCTGTTTTTGATGTGTAGACCCCAGTGTACAATGCATAACCAGCCGTAGGTGGTTGTGCCATTCTGAGCTCCACGGTGTACCTCACCATGTAGTAGCCCTGGAGCGGGTCGGTTGTATTTACCTTCAACACTCCGGGGCTCCACAAACGTGCGTCACCTTCTTGTCCCGTCTTCAACCACTTTGACTCACTGGGCGCAATAGCGCTGGGTGTCCAAATGGCACCAATACAGTGGTCAGCAGTGTTGAAGAAGTCCTCATACCCCAGGTATGGCTGTGAATCGCTTGGATCATAATCCCACGCAAGCATCGTAGTGCCAACCGTGGTTGCTGGGCAAATCGGGACGTACCCAAACTCGCATTTGATCTTGTACTCTTCGAAACCATTAGAAATGGTTGACAGCCACTGAAATGTGTCCGAGCTAATTACCAGCGCGTTACTTGTGTTATATATCGCCACAGCCTCAGTGTGTTGTAACTTAACACCTCCAGACACATTCTGAAATTTTGGTGCTTTGCTCGTCTGTGATATGCTAGCAGCAAGCGGTGCTACGGCCTTAACCATGTCCACTTTGCTACCACCTGATCGCATGTACGCGCTCACCAACCCCTTCGCACCTTGCAGTGCCTGCTTGCCTGCCCATTTCGCCACGGGCCAGGCAATATCTCCGACGACATCAATGGCAACATTCTTGTTCCGCCGCTTGATCCGTCTCTGTTTCTGATTATATGTTTGCATCATGATAACCGATTTCTCTTTTCAAATTTTTATGGAGTTTCTCTCTCTCTTCTTATCTTTATTGTGTGAGTTGCGCCTCACGTACTAATTTTGTCGGTGGAATAATAA